CGCAGGTAGTATTGCTACAATGGGCAATGTAGGCCTGGCTGCAACTAGTGGGTTGCAGCAAACGGGCCAGACTCTGGCAGATATGGAAACGAAGTCGGCGACGGCGGCGCTAACTAGACAACAAGCGTTGACTGAGGTCGAGCGCACAATTGCCGTATCAGGTGACGCGGCCCAAGCGAAAGCCATTGTAGGTGCGATAGAGGGTCTACCGGCAGGCAATTGGGATGATGCGCTTGGCATGATGCTGATGATGAATAACAAGTTCGGCGTGGCTGGGGCCGCGGCGGTATATGGTGTTAATTTATTGCAAGGTAACGAGATTACCTATGAATCTATTAGCGAAGCGGTTCAGCAAGATTATGATAAGTCGCAACTAAAAAGGGTGTTGGACGAAGGAAAGCAGTTTTGGGAAAGGCTGGAGAATACGTTTAGGAGATTTGGTAATGAGTTTCCGTTACCAAGCTTTCCAAAAACAGGAAGACCAAACCCTAACCCGAGATCTGTATACGGACGCCGATAAAGGAGAAAAAAATGTCAATCTACTTCCAAGCACATCGGGAGCTCTACAGTCCCGAATACGACGATGGTCGGACTAAGCAGAGTTTCAAGGACTCCTGCGACATCAATAAAATTCTGGCGCGCTTCAGTGGAGAGCAAGTCGCGGCGCACTTGAGTCAATTCAAGAACGAATATGGGGATTTCTCAGAATTCGACTGGCACAAATCCCAACTCCTGCTTGCTCGTGGGAATGAAATCTTTGATGCACTACCCCCGAGCGTTAAGAGAGAGTTCGGTCAACAGCCGTCGGAATTCTTTAATTTCGTCAATGATCCCAAAAATCAAGATCGCCTAGCGGAACTTCTCCCTGAATTAGCGCGTCCTGGACTGCAGCTCCCGGACGTGCGGGGATCTACGCCGCCGGGTGCATCTGTTCCGGCGCCTCAGATCGAACCTGCTGATGCATCTCCCCCTGCTACGAACGAAGACGGTGAGTAGCTTAAGGCCCGGTTAATGACCGGGCCTTTTTTTTCGATCATTAACAGCGAAGCGAACCGCGATAGCGGTTCTATTAGGCCGAAGGCCGGACCCCAATAAGCGTGACCTATCGGCACGCAGCCAGTACGATTACTTGATGTGTACTGGCTGAGTGACACCTGATACAAAAAAGGTGTACACTCAAAAAATCAACTAACAGACTTAGAGCGATGACAAATGAATCGACGCCCAATGAAGAAACGGACCTCCAAAAGACTGTTTACGCAGACCGCGATGAGGACTCACCCCCGCAACCGAGTCAACTCAACGGTGAAACGCGGTGGTGGCAGACTGTAGGTAAATCGCTGTGCCGTGTTATTCCCCGCTCAAAGGTTGGCGCGACCCTGAAACGGGTGGTATTACCTTCTCGCGCAACGGATGTACAGATACTCTTGAGGTTGCTTGTGGTCAGTGCATTGGTTGTCGGCTCGACCGCGCTGGGATGTGGGCTGCCCGAATCGAGCACGAATCCACTTTGTACGCAGATCAGTGTGGTAATTGCTTCGTTACTTTGACGTATAGCGATGATGAGATACCTGAAGATTGGTCTCTCAATAAAAGACACTTTCAGTTGTTTATGAAGCGTCTACGTAAGCGGTATTCAGGACAGGTTATAAGGTACTATCACGTCGGTGAATATGGTGAAACTTGCCGTCATCGAGTTCACGTGTCTGATTGCAATGGCTGCTCCGTGGGTCGCCCCCACTACCATGCCATTCTGTTCAATTGTAATTTTCACGACCGCGAGCTTGTTGGTCAGAGAAACGGAATTCCGCACTGGACGTCCCCAACACTTACGGAAATTTGGGGACACGGACACACGCAAGTAGGTGAGGTTACAGCTCAGAGTGCGGGTTATGTTGCGCGTTATGCCCTAAAAAAGGTGACAGGTGCTCAGGCGGAGGATCACTATCGCAGTTTGGACCTGACGACCGGAGAGGTGACGTATGTGTATCCAGAATATTCTACGATGTCACGGCGACCCGGAATCGGTAAGCAATGGTTTGATAAATATAAATCAGACCTGTATCCCTCAAATCAAACACCAACAGTGGGAGGTGGCGTCAAGCCAGGCATCCCCCGTTATTATGACAAGCTTATGGAACAGGAGGACCCTGAAGCTCTAGAGATAGTCAAAGAAAAAAGGAAACTGTTTGCGTTGGAGCAAGCGCACGACAACACACCATTGCGTCTGCTTGATAAAGCTACAGTTAAACTTGCACAAATCAAAACACTAAAAAGAGAACTTTGAAATGGAAACAACCGTCTTTTCAATTTACGATGTCAAAGCTGGTACATTCTCTCGCCCGTTTATCGCAGTACGCGAGGGCGAAGCTAGTAGGACATTCGTTGACCTGATAAACGCCCCGCAAAAAGATAATCCCTTCGCCCAGCATCCCGAGGACTACTCATTGCATCGGGTTGGCAAATGGAACATGGGAAGTGGCGAATTAATCGATGTAGTTAACTACACAATAATCACTGGTCTTCAAGCTAGGGCTGAAGACAACGAGAAGGAGTAAAATGATGCAATCTAATATGGAACATTCGTTCAGCGAGGTGCCGCAAATTGAGTTGCCTCGAAGTACGTTTAATCGGTCCTTCTCTCATAAGACGACATTAGACGCGGACTATTTGGTCCCGGTTATGGTCGATGACGTTATCCCGGGTGATACATACAACGTAAATATGTCCTTCGTGGCTAAGCTAGCAAGTCCGACGGTCATCTCGTTGATGGATAACATGTACCTGGAGTCGTTCTTTTTCTTCACGCCATATCGCCTGTTGTGGGAGAACTGGGAAAAGTTCATGGGAGCGCAGGATGATCCTGATGATTCCATAGCTTTCACGATTCCCGAGTTGTCTGGTTCGACGGATGTCGATATGACAGACATAGGCGACGGGAGCGATTACCGGACTTTGGCGGATTATATGGGTATTCCGCATAAGTCCTCGGTCGATTTAACGGAGATCTCTGCGCTACCGTTCCGTGCGATAAATCTGATCTACAATGAATGGTTCAGGGACCAGAACCTGCAGGATTCGGTTCCTGTGATAACCGGTAATGGACCGGATGGTACCGGGAACTACAGAATGCTGAAGCGTGGCAAACGTCACGATTACTTCACTTCTAGCCTTCCTTGGCCTCAAAAAGGGACTGCTGTTAGTAGTCCACTGACAGGATCGGCGCCAATTACAGGTATTGGTCGGAATGATGGTTTCTCTTGGACTACATCTAATGAGGATGTACAGGAGACGAATGGAGATATTGTCACTTACGATAATAATATCGGGCATGTGCTAGATGCTATTGTGATGAATGTAATGGGCGATGGACGGCCGCTGGTATATGCAGATCTTGGCGGAGCTATCGGTGGTATCAACATCAATGATTTTCGTCTCGCGTATCAAACCCAGCGCCTCCTCGAGAAAGATGCTCGAGGTGGTACCAGGTATGTCGAAACACTGAAGAATCACTGGGGAGTAACATCCCCAGACTTCAGGTTACAGCGCCCAGAATTTCTGGGCGGTGGCTCTGATCGTGTTCAAATGCAGAATGTTGCGCAGACGACACACCAAAGTACCCAAACGATTTACGATGCCAAAGGCCAGGAGGTTAGTATTGGCGAGGCGCAAGGCACGCACGGGTTTTCTAAGTCCTTTACCGAACACGGCGTGATCATCGGGTTTGTTAACATTCGGTCCGATATTACGTATTCCCAGGGACTGGACCGGTATTGGTCTAAACGAACCCGGTACGATTTCTACTACCCTGTGTTGTCGCAGATCGGTGAACAAGCTGTGCTTAATAAGGAGGTTTATTACAACAACGATGCTGCGGATGAGGATGTGTTCGGGTATCAGGAGAGATATGCGGAGTACCGCTACAAGCCCAGCATGATAACTGGGGTGTTCAAGCAAGACCGCTCGGTTGATGTTCATCAAGTGCATCTCTCGGAGTACTTTTCCTCGAGGCCCGAGTTGGGAGCAACGTTCATTGAATCGAATACGAGCGGTCCTCTAGATGATGCGATTTCTGTACCATCTCAGCCGCAATTCTTCCTCGACACGTTTTTTGATATGAAAACTGTTCGTCCGATGCCTCTCTTTGGCGTGCCGGGCAATTTGGATAGATTCTAATGCCCTGGCAGGCAGCAGCGACGGCAGGTGCCGCTTTACTTGGCGCTTGGGGCCAAAGGAAGGCAAATGAGGCAAACGAGAGGATCGCCCGGCAGAACCGGGCGTTTCAGGAAAGGATGTCTAATACCGCCGTTAGACGGCGTATGGAGGATTTAAGGCTGGCCGGAATAAACCCGATTCTAGCGGGTAGGCATGACGCCAGTACGCCCGCAGGTAGTATTGCTACAATGGGCAATGTAGGCCTGGCTGCAACTAGTGGGTTGCAGCAAACGGGCCAGACTCTGG